GCGTGAACTTGCAACTCGAAAGCAGCGAATGCCGCAGCCATTGCTTTAGACTCTGGAGTTGGGAATACTTTGATGAACAAATTACCCCAGAACTCTTCACCAACGATTAGCTCGTACTTTAGGAACAGTTGGAGTACAAACTTAACAGCGTGAAGTTGGGCAGGTGTAAGATCGAACAAAAGTTGCATTCTGTCAAGCTCAACTTTCATTTCTGTGTTTGTCCAGAACTGTTTATCGAACTGTTTGTCTGCGAATTCGTAGAACTGAGGGTAGATAGTAGCGTAGCTATCCGTCTCTGTCATGATGCGAGTTTTGGCATTAAAATCGAACGGCAGCCCCATTGCTACCGCTTCTAGTTGGTCGGTCATTAATATTCCTTAATCGTCTGTAGGAGTTAGTGTGCCCTGATAACTCATCGTGCGAAGAGTATGTCTCAGGCTTTTATCTTTTGTGGCTTCGATTTGGGCTTCCATACTGGCACAGCCTGTAGCGATCCATGCAGCGTCAGTACGCTCAAAGCCTTCGACACGAATGCCGTAGTATTCAATGTTGTTAATTGTTCTGTGGTTGCAGGCTACCAGTTCGTAACCCAAACTCACATCAAAGCCGTTCGTCTGTAGAATTGCTTCGAATACTTTCTTGTTTTGTGTATCGTGTGCTTCTTTAAAACCATCGACCAGATTCAGGTCATGGAATGACAAACTGTAGTCGGCCATAAATTACTCCTTACTGCGAACGAACCGACCATTTGTTTGGTCACGGTCGTTCTCGGGTTTTAGTCCAGTTTCAATTGCGTGGGCAGTATTCTCTTTAGGAGTTGTCCACTCTAGATTTGAAACATCGTTATTGTGTTTGTCACCATCAATGTGATTTACAAAAGGTTTATTATCAGGGTTTAGTTTAAAAGCCTCAGCTACCAGCCTGTGAACCCTGTGGGTCTTAACCTCCCCATCTTTAGCCAGTCTAACTGTCAGATATCCTGTACCATGTTCAGATAGCACTCGCTTAATGCCCGGTACAAACTGCATCACAGTGCCGTATGGAGCTTTACGCTTCACCCAGCGTTCTAGACTATACACATCACCTTGTAGAGTGGCAGCGTATAAACCTTCGTAACCTTTAATATCAACCATGTTACACATTTGTAAGTGCTTTCCAGCTTACTGGAAACAAAGGTTCAACCAAAGAACCAAGGATAATAGCAACGTCTTTAACTTCTTTCTGTGCATGTTCTTCAGTACGCTTATTAAAGAAGTTTGCAAATGATACCAAGTTGCCAGTCCAAATCCAGTTGACGATTGCACCTTGTGGCAGTACGAAGCGGGCTTGTTCTGGACAAACACCATCTTCCAACATGTTCATATACAGCTCCACAGCTTCCTGTGTTACTTGGTCATAACGATTGATCCAGTACTCATTCTTAGGATGCTTACCGGCACTTCCTTGTTTGATACTGCCAACTGGTTTCTCACGGAAGAACTCTGGAATATAGATCTCAGGACGTGTGCTGATGTAACGGCGGCTTTCTTCATTCTCTACAAGGCCGATCTTGTGTTTGAAGCATTGTGTGCGAATTGGTACTGGTGCAGCTACTCTGAATTGCAACGCTGTGTGTGCAAAAGGTGTCCAGTGGTCATGTGTAGCTAGGTAACGGATAAGTTTCTCATCACCCTCTTTAAATTCTGCTACCTCTTTAGCAAAGGATACTCTTGCGGCATTAACAACTGCAAGGTCATCACCCATGTGGTTGATTAATTCAACTTTGATACTCATTTTCTCTCCTTAAAACAAAAGGGAAGCCTTTTGAGTGGGCTTCCCTTGTAAGTGGGTGAATCAGCTTGCTGATATCCTGTGTAGGAGGTTATTATACCCCGACTTGCGGTCGCGAGTCAACAAATTTTCCTCTCAACATCAACTCCAGTTGGGACAGTACACCGAAGGCTTCGTGAGCCTTGTGCAGCAGGCCCGACTCAATGTCTACGCACTGATCAATGTCCAAGCCGTCAACAACACGTTGCTTGATGTGGTCTGTACGATGGCGACTTGCCGCTGCCGCCAGAGCAATTTCAGCGTTTGGGAGGTTCTGCCAGTCATGGTCTTTGTAACCCTTGGCAGTTTGTGCCCAAGTCATCACGTGTGCAACCTCACGCAGGGCGAGTGGGAAGCCGTCGTCCACCAATTCCACACGAATCTTGCCAGCCTTGCGAGTCTCAAGTTCAGGGCGGAACACGCCGAGAGTGTCAGAGCAGCCAGTTTCAACAGTAGAACCCGGCTCAACTAGCGGAGTTGTGAACAGTTCCATGTGTTTACTGAAGTCAGTGGCGATACGACCAGAACCGACTCCACTTTCAACCACACCCACTTCGCCCTCTTCGAAGAAGTTCCAGTCGGCACCATATTCGTAGGCTACGCTGTCGGTATCGTCAAGCGTGACACGTTTGCGAGTGAGGACTGTCCCTACTGGGATGGCCTCCCAATGCCCAAGTAGAACGGCTGTATCGCCAGTCTCCTGAGTCATCATTTCTTCAATTGTAAGTGTTCTTACCGTCATTCATCGTCCTCCAGTTCAACTACGATTGGGTCACAGCCCAATGCTTTTTCGAGGATGGCTTTAGTGCTTGCCACTTTGATCAGCAAGATCATCAGGGCTTCTTCACTTCCGCCATGTTTTTGTAGCAGTTCGTCAAGGAACTCGACAGACTCTGCCAAGCTTACCAGATCACGAAGGTTTACCTTATTCTCACTCATCGGTGTAAGTTCCTTCTTCGATGCAAGACTCTTTAGTTGCTTGCAGAACAACTTGCAGAGCAGGGATGGTCAGCTCAGGGTTCTCAGGGAATCTTTCTTGCATGATAGCCAGAATGTGAAATGCCAGATCACCTTGCTCAGCAGTCAGTTTGATATTATACATCGGTGTTAACTCCCAGTCGGTTAGCCAGATCAAGTGCATTACCTGCTACTTGCATAAGAGCGCGAGTGATACCAGCGATCAGGGCTAGTTGATCGTAGTCGCCATCGGCCACAACACGTGCTGCGATATCACCAGCCAAGCCGGAGAACTCTTGGTAAAAGCCTTCTTCTTGTACAGTCAGTTCGCCCGGTTCAAATTGTGTGATAGTAATCAGTTTCATACAGATTCTCCTTTGCTAGTTTGTAGTTTGTTGAAGTATCGGCGGACGCAGTATCCACGACCAATGCTCCAGACTGTGCAGCCGATTGTAGCGACAGTAGAAGCCACTGTCAAGTCTTTAATGAAACTGAATGTCACCATTGTGATGATCCAGCTTCCTACCATTCCAATACCCGTATTGGACACGGTTTCTTTCAACGATTGTGCTTTACTCTGTGCCATTTCCGCCTCCATAACGAATGAGGGGCCATCATACGATAGCCCCTCTCTTGTGTCAAGCGTATTTTTTGGTCAAGTAGTCTAGCGACACAGGACATGGCAAGCCAAAACCATCGTCCACTTCGTTCAGCATCATAATACCCCTGAAATGTTGATTGCCTTGGTGGCCTTTGTACGCCTCATCGTGAGGATAGCACGCACCGTTGATAATACCAATGCGGTATTTGCCATCAAGCTGGTTGTCAGCGATTGCAATGTCCAACACTTGCTTGTGCCCAACTACGAAAGAAGAGCCTACAGCCTTCAACTGTGCAGCAGCATTACCAGCACGTGGACGACCATTCATTGGGTTAACCAAGTAGTGGACGTAGTAGATGCCGTCAATACAAACTGGTTTCAGATAAGGGGCAACTTCCCAACCGTATTGCTGAATATTGAGTGAGTCCACACCGACAAGGCCGTACAACTCTGGATTATCGTTGGCGTAACGGTCAAACCGATCTTCGTGATTGCCCGGACAGAATACCATCTTAGGGTTATAAACCTTCTTTTTATTTGCACGTTGTTGCTCCTGTAGTGTGATGACTGGAGCCATCAACTTCTTCATGCCTTCGTGGCCAGCACGAACATCATCGATGACGCGACGACCTTCCATCACTTTCTTGCCCTTGTCGTAGCTGGATAGGCTTGGGAAATCCCAGTGGTCGCCAATATGGACAACAACATCAGGCTTCTTGTCAGCAATATAGCCCATGTACTCAAGGTCTTCTTCTGGCTTTGCTTGGGTGTCGGCTATCACGATATGTTTACGACTCATACTTGTACCTCCGTAAAAATAGACCACTCTTTGACACGCATGTCACCACGGGGGTCACATTGGCGTTCAGTACCGAATCCATCATCCATCGAGATATCATCAAGGGTGCATTCGATTGCATCTGCAATATGCTCTGCAATACCCGCATCTTCCTCAACAACTTCAATCAGACGTTTAAGTACGATCAGTAAATTTGTTTGCAATTCTGTCATTTCTCCTCCTTATAAGTTTTAAACACCCATTCAGCGAAATTCAACAACTCTTCAATTGTCCCATCCCGCTTCATTGAGTTAGCTTTAAAGCTGACAACTTGAACATTACCTTTTGTATATCCTAGTTCGGGCCTGATTTTGTCCAAAGATGGTGCCCTTGGGTTGGCACCCTGACCTTTACCTAAGTTGCTTTCAAACTCACAACCAAGTATCGGG